GGTGTTCTTGATGCCGTCCTTGAACACATCCTTCGACTTGCCCTTGGCAAAGAAGCGCACCTGCAACGTCTCGCCGATATCGTCCGCGGCGTTGATTTTGCGCAGGATGTCGTGGAAGGGTTTGTATTGCGGGATAAAGAAAAACGAGTCAGGCAACCGGCGCCCACTGGTCTCGAGGCGTCCATCGCGGCGGCGGCGCATACCGAAAGTCTGATCGTCTGCCGCGGCGACCTCCTTGGATCGGTTGGACATCTCGCGCACTGCTTGCTGGCGCGCCCTCACGGTCGGCTTGATCTCCTTGTTCCAGTCCTTCGGCGTCACGCTGCCGTCCGGGTTCTTGACCGCAAACTCTGTCTCCATGCGACCGCGCCCGTAATCCTTCCAAGTCACGTTCGGGCTGTCTGCCGTCTCACGCACGTTGCCGGTCTTTGACAGCGGCACGCCTGGATCGGCCTCATGCGTCGGGTCATTGATCCAGCGTTTCCACTGCTTGACGTAGTCCTCGTAATTCTTCATCACGACAGGATCGCCGGCTGCCACACGGTTCTCCTTGAAGATCTGGTCGCGTCCCATCGGCTTGCCGGTCTGCGGATCGATGTCGATGCCCGCCATGTGCAGGGCGCGCGACTGGGCGCCGAGCAGGTTTTCAAAGAAAGACACCGGATTGGCGCCGAGCGGGATATTGCGGCGTGCTCTGGACAGGTCGATGTTAGCGTTGCGGAACTCTTCAGCGAAAATCTCCTCGCGCAGCCAATCAAGACCGTCCGCACTGCCCTTGATCATGCTGCCTTGCGAAAGCTCGTTGACCTTGGCCGTGATGGCTGAAGGGCTTGGCTCAATCATCATGCCCAGCTTGGCATTCTCGGCGCGCAGCATGGTCGCAGCATACTCGCCGGCCATGTTGCGCAGCGCGTCTGGTGCATAGCGCGAATTGATCTCGGCATGCACCGCATCGATCTGGTCAGGCGACAAGGCTCCACCGCGCAGCACGGCGTGTCCGTATTCGTGCGGCGCCAAGCCATTGCGGCGGCTCTCGGCGTTGACAAAGATGCGGGCGCGACGGCCCTCGGACGGCTGCAGGAAGTAGGCGCCTGAGCCGTTTTGACCAGCCGCCTCAGCGTTCAGCTTGTAGTCCTCGGCGTTGAGCGGCACCAGATCAACGCGGTCGCGGAAGAATCCTTGGTAAGCCGCCCACTGCGCCAGTTCGTCAAACGACTTGCCGCGGACAAAAGCGGACACGTCGCCGCCGGCCATTTCCACCTCGGTAAGAAATGCTGACACCTCGCGGTCGGGGTTGAGTACAAAACCTCCGGGGCCGTCTTGGAATTGTGTTCCTGGGCGGATGCGGTTGCGCAGAATGTCACCTCCGAGTCCGCTGGCCAACTCGTTGCCGGCTTGGATGTCCACCAGCATGCGCGCAATGTCGCTTTCAGCGCGCTCCACGCTGCGCTGCCGCGCCTCAGTAACGCGACTGGCCGCACCGCCCAAGGCGCCAAAGACACCGCCAGCCGCCAACATTTGACCGGCGCGCTCTGGGTCATCGCTGGCCATGGCGCCCGCAGCAAACGGGACGTTGGCAACTATGCCCTTGGGAACGCCGCTGGCCGTGTCTTTGGCCAAGCGAGCTGCTTGCACAAAGCGGTAGTCGCTTAGTTTGCCGAAGACGGCTCGAGACACCGGCGACAGCGCTTGGTTCTTGGCCAAGCGCGCTGGCGTTGACTCCATGGCGCGGAAAGAGGACGGGCGCAATAAAGCGTCTCGCACAAAGTCTGGCACGTTGGGATTGGCCGCCACGCGCGCACGGGCGCCGACATCCAATCCTTGCGCTGGATCGGCGACCTCTTTGAGCACGGTCTTGGCGAATCCCGAAGCAGACCGCAGTTGGCGAGCGACAAACATCCCACCCTTGTATCCCGCGTAAAGATTCGCTGCGGTCCAGGCCGCTTGTTTTAACTCTCCAGGCACACCCTCAATAGCCGAAAGCCCGGTCGCAGCCGTGTATGCCGCTCCGGCAATGCCGAGTGTTTTGCCACCATCAATCGCTGCTTGCATCGCCGTTTTCTGCGCGCCGGCTTCAAGATTTGTGTTCTTTGTGATGCCGTGAACAAACTTTGCCCGCAGCGCCGTCTCCGCATCTGGCAGCACGCCAGCGGCAGCCTCGGCCACACCGGCAACCCTTGAAAGCCCGCCCGCCACGCGGCGGCTGATACCCCAAGTGCGCGATGCAGCGCCGGCCGGAATGACGCCCTGCGCCGCAAGAACGGCCACCTCAGCCTGTGCCTGATTGGGACCGACCGTTCCGCCCTCGTCAGTCATCGCCAGCAGCGCGGCGAGCGGAGCCGTTACCGCAGTCGTTGCCAATGCCTGCTGCGCCAGATTCGATGGCGCGCGAAAGTTCTGCGCCTCAATCGACTGCGCGCCGATGGCCATGCGGTCGAGGTATTGTCCGTAGCGGTATTCCTTGAGGTCTTGCTCGTTTACCGGCACCAAAGTCTTGCCCTGCTCGGCAAAGGCGCGAATACCCTGCTCAGGCATGCGGGCGTCAATGATGCCGTCTCCGCTAATCACGTTGTTTCCGCCGCTCGCCGCTGGCATAACGAACGGAAGGCCGCTTGTATTTACGGCAACAAACTCTCCCGTTTCCTTGACGCGATACTTCGGCTCGTGGGTTAGGTTGAAAAGGTCTTGGTATGTCTGCAGCCCAAACTCAGTTGCAAGTCGCTGACCTGCCGAGCCGATGGTCGCGGGCAGTTGTCGCGCCGTTCCTGCTGGGTCTGTGGCAATAGACGCCGCAGCGCCGCCTATCGTCCCGACAATATACGAAGCAGCTCCGTAAGCGGCATCCTTAGTCCAGACCAAGCCGTCCGCCAATGAGTCAATTTCTGCCAGCTCCATCGGCAGCCGCCCATCCTTGATCATTTGCGACCTGCGCTGCGTGGCCTGCTCCCACAGGTCCATCGGCAGCGGTGCTTGGCTCGGGTCATTCATGCCCACGGCCAGCTCATCCATCATCTCGTCCGGCGACTTTCGCCGCGGGCGGTTCACTTCTGCCAATGCAAGAGCTTCGTTTGGCTTGAGGCGCACCTTTAGCTTGGGCTGCGTTTCAGCCGCGGTCGGATAAAGCAGCGGGCTTGTGCCCTGCGGTTGCGGGATGCCACCCTCTGCGCCCGTGGGATAGTTTTGCCCTTCTTGCAGGTAAGACGGATTGAATATGGCAGCGTCCTGCGTAGACGCTGCGGCCTGCTGAACCGTTCCCAGATTATACAACTCGCTGCCCTGCGGCTCGGACTGGGCAACGCTTGGGTCGAGAAACGGAGAAGCTGGCGCGCTATCCGGTAGCAGCGCAACCTGCGGCTGCCCCTTGGCGAGAAGCTCCTCTGGCTTTAATCGCGCCTTGGCCATCAACGCTCCTCATAGTAGGGGTTGCCGTTGTTCTCGTTCGGATCGAAGTCTGGGTCTCTTGGCGTTTTCAAAATGTAGCCTCCGATTGCGCCTGGCAGCGGAGCCTGCTGCTGTTGCTGCGCCTGCTGTTGGGCCTGTTGCTGTTGTGCCGCCTGCTCCTTGGCTTCGCGCTCTTGCATGAGGCGACTGTAATCCTCCTCAAATCCGCTCACGTCCATGCCCGCCTTGCGCATGGTTTCGATTCTCTTGATTTTGGAGTCCTTTAATTTTTCTCGAAGGTTCTCAATGTTCCTTCTGGCAAGTTCTGGGGGTGTTGCCAATGTCGGAAGCAGCCGCGTATAGCGCTGCACATCAGGCTCGGTGAGAACTCCGACCTCGTTAAACACACCACGAGCGAGACCGGGAACTATGCTTGTGATAATGTTTTGAACCTCTTGCGCTTGGACATCATACGGATTTGCGCCGCGCACTTTTCCAAAAACCGGGCCGCGCTCATTTTCTGGAACTTGGGCCAGTCTTTGCTCTAGCAATTCAAGCGAATATTCAACTGATCCGAGTTGCGTGAGGTCACTAACCTCGGTGCTCGTCATTCTTTTGCCCGGCTCCATCTTGGACGCTTCAGCGGCGCGCTTTCTTTCGTCGGCCAAAAACGCCTTGGCATCCGCGGCCGCGCTGGCCGGTGTTGGGCTAATGCCGGCCACCCACTTTTGCTCCCAGAGCATTTTCTTGGTGTCGTCCCAGCCTTCGTTGAACGGCTCGTTGAGAAACTCCAAGTCCATCTGCTCGCCGGTTGGGGCGATGGCAAACGACGCTGGGTCTTGGATCAGCGGCGCGTTGGTGTAGCCGTATTCAGCGCCAGCGAGTGCATTGCCGATGCTGGCTTGATTTGGGTCGTAGACGGGTGAGGACATGATTAAGGGATTGGCGGCAGCCCGCGGCTGGCACGCCACTTGTTAAGGGCTTCTTTCGATTGCGCACCGCCTGGCAATGATTGTGCCGGTGTTGGAGCTGGAGACGGGGCAACATTGGGGGCACCAGCGTTAGGCGGCAGCGGAGCGTTTTCATCAGGGGGCGTTGCTCCATCCATCGTAAATGGAGGCTCAACGGGTTTCATCCCGCTGCGGTCAATGTTTCCGCCGCCACCACCGCCGCCGGTAAACGTCCGGTTGCCAGCCGCAACATCCGCCGCATTATCCAGCCCCGCATTGATAAACGGCGCGTTCGTCCGCGTCTGGTTGTTCATCCCAGCAATTCCCAACTGTGAAACCGCCCCGAGGTTGCCGAGGATGTTCATGGACGCCATGCGGCGGGTCTGTTTGTCCATCTTGCCGAGGGCGCCGTAGGTGCTCTTCATGCCAGGGTACATCTCGCCGATGGCGCCCAGCGCTTCGTAGGCAGAGTCTCCCTGCTGGGCCAGCTCGCCGGCTTCGCCAAATGCTCCTGCCACACTGACTAGGGCCGAGCCGATATCATCCGCCAGCTTCATCTTCGCCTGCGCATTCATCTGCGCCGAGTTGACAATTCCCTGTCCGCGAATCGCTCCGCTCTCATCATTTACGGTTGGGTTGTAAGCAAACATAGTTTTTATTCCTCCAAGATTCCCGCCGCAGCCCGTGCCTCAAGGCACAGTTGTGATCCCGCCACAAACGCGCGGCAGGCGTTTGGTCGGTTGTTGTAAATTGAGCAAGAGACGCCGCATCCGACTTCGCCGGTCAGCGCCACGCAGCGGTTGTTCGTCGTCTTCATCAAAGGGTAGTCGTCTCTAAGCATCCATTGCGGAATGCCAGCGGCGTCAGATCGGTCTCGTCGTAGGACGGGCCAGCTCCACTTGTGAGAGCAGCATGCGCCACACCGTTGACAGTCGAATCGCTCCACGTCGGGCGGAAGCCCTGCGCCTCCGATTGCAGGTCGATGTAGGGCGCTAGATGGCTGATGTTGTTCGTCTCGCATTGATTCTTCGGGCACCAGACGGTGCCTCCGAGGTGCCGGTTCACGCAGTTCCAGCAGACAGGGTAGTAGTCGCTGTTTGCGCTCTTATCCTTCCGGTGTCGCCACACGCCGTCCGCCTTCTCGTAGCGCGTCTCGTCATTCGGCACGCCTTCGGCTTCAAGGTAGTTCCAGATGTCGGCATCCGACCAGTGGCGCATCGGGTAGAGCTGCGTAGGAATGCCGACCTGCACCAAAACGTCCTGCGCGAGCGGCACTTGGCCTTTGATAAGATCCACGTCGGCTGACTTCTGGCCGTGGAAGGCGGCATCCCACGGGAAGTTGAACGTGCCGGTCGGCCGGCGCAAAGCGTCCAGCCCGCACAAATATGGCTCGCCGTCTTTCGGATATTCAGTTCCTAGGCACAGCGACATCACTTTGTTCGGCGCCATTTCGTAGAACTTTACAAAATCAAAACGCGGGATTCCGGTTTCGATATCATGTCCATCGGTGATGGCGTATCCGCTCGGAGCATAGTCATACATCTCCAGATCCCACGCTTGAGCGAGCATGTCTGAGTAAGCGTAACGGTGCCGGAAGCGCGGTTCACGCCACTGGATCACCGGCAACTTCGCCCCGACCTTATGGCGGATCAGGTGCAGCATCGCCGTTGAATCCTTGCCGCCGCTCCAAAGCACAACGGGGCTGGCGCTGGCGCCCAGCCAACGCTCAATCTTGCCACACGTCTCTGAAACTAATTTTGTCATTAGATGGCAATGCCCACAACGGCCAGACCGGCGGCGGCACCAACGCCACTGCCGATCATGCCCATGGTCGCCGAGTTGTTGGCCGCGCCGGCCTGCATGTTCGCCGCGCGCATGGACGCCCAGTTGTTCATTGCGGCATTGTTGCGGCTTTCCTGCGCGTTGAAGTTGAAGCTCGCCGCGTTGCCCGCCATTTGGTTGGCGCCAGCGAACGCGCTGCCGATCTGGTTCATCATCATGCCCTGCTGGTTCTGGGCGCTTTGCAGCCCGATGCCCAGCGCGCGGTTCTGCGGATCAACCGCCAGCAAGTTTCCGGCGCCGGCGTAGAGGTTGTCGGCCATCATGCCGCGACGGTTCATCACATTGCCCATCATCATGTTGTTCGCCTGAGACGCAGCCGCCCGCCGCTCGGCTTCTCGCTGAGTAGCCATGGCGTCACGGTTGAGGATCTCGGCGGCGCTGCCACCCATCGACGTGCCCAAGCCTCTGGCCGCGAAGGCAGCGCGGGCGGACTGCTGTGCTGCGCGCTCCTGCTCCGGTGAGAGCGAGCGGCCAAGCGCCAAGTCGCGCTCGGTGTCGTCGTAGAGCCGTCGCTCGATGCTGGTCGGGTCGGCGTCTTCGTCACGGCTGAAGGCCATGGCGCGGCGCACGGCGGACTGCGCGTCTTGCGTTTCTTGGTTGTTGAGCAGTCCACGGATGCGGGCCACCGTGCCGAAAGACAGGTTTTCCAGCGTGGGGTAATTGGCGATGAGTTGCCGGTATTCCTCTTGAATCTGCTTCACGGCGGCTTCGCTGCCGGCCTGCATGATTGCCTTAACGTCCAAGGGCGCAGGGTGATGCACCTGCGGCTTCTTTTGTTTTTTGCCTCCTCCACCTCCCATAATTTTATCCTCCTACTTTCTTTGCTAGTTTCGCCCAGTCATGGGCTTTGATTTCAAAACTGTTGTGCCGGCACCACAGCGCCCACTGCTGCGGCCGTGACGCCACACGCATAAACTCCCGCACAGGGTTTGCGCACCCGGCGCTGGCCGCCAGCTCAACGAACCAAGCATTCGGCTCGCCGTCATCGGTGAAGTCCTCCTGCTCCGCATCCCAGTATACCTGACGTGCCAAGAGAAAGACCTCCGGCGTCGAGTAGACCAAGCCGTGCGTGAGATGCCAGCCGAGCGTTTCCTCGAAGGTCTCGGTCGTGACGTTGCGGTCGTGCCATTGCTTTGCTCGTTGCCATGGGGTCATCGGTTAGAACTTGATGCAATACAGCATGGCGATGTTCTTCGGGCGGGTCTCGTCGCCGCCGGTGCTAGATGTCGTCCTCGTTACACTGCCGGCAACCAGCCCTCCCAACCCTCCGCCAGCACCCGCAACGGTAAAGCTACTATCGACAACGGTGTGTGTGTGGCTCTTAAACTCGTCAACCTGTTTTGTGCCAAACGCTCCAGCCGCCGTGCCGTCACCGTTTGTCCCGCTGCCGCGCACGAAGTAGCCGCGCAGGTCTGGCAGGGCGAATGTCGTGCTGCCGTCGCCCGCGCCGTAGGTCGTGCCGATGGCGGTGAACAGGTCTGCGTAGGTGCTACGGCTTACGGCGGTGCCGTCTGCCGCCAGCCAGCCGGTCGGGGCGCTGTTCATGGCGAAAGACATCACCGCGCCCGCCGGAAGAGAGATTGTGGCCGGCAGCGTCACGGTCTTGCTGCTTAGGTCCAGCGTGCTCGCCAACTTGCTCGCCGCAATCGCCGCCCCACTGCCAATGTCCGCGTCCACAATGTTCGTCACGGTCGCCAAGTCTACGACATCGTTGAGCTTTGCCGGAGTGACGGTTTCGCCGGACGTGAAGGTTCTTCCTTTGGTTACAGTTGCCATTATTTTGTTCCTTAGTTGTTAAGCTGCATTGCGCGTCTCAGTCGGCGGCAGGCTCGGGCCGGCTGCCTCAATACTGACGTTGCGGATTTCCGGCCGGTTGGCCGTGGTTTCAAATTGCAATTCGCAGTAGTGCGCTTTGGCGCGGATTGGTTGCTTCAAAGTGTAGTCTTCGCTCAAGCCCGAGGTGTTCGTCTGGCCCGGCACCAGCGTGATCGTGGCGTCGGGGTTGATCGTGATAGCTTTGACCGTGACCGAGCCAGTGTTGGGCAGGACGACATCGGCCAGCGAGCGGACGAAGCGTTTCGTTGTCATGCTGCCCATTCCGTAGCGGCGGGTGACGATGCGGCCGGGGACCGGCGTGATGACATCGGCCTGCACGTCGGGCGACTGGTCGCCTTCCTCGATCTCGTCGAGGAGCATGAGACGACCGGCCTTGTTGCTGACGAACAGTCGCCGCTCGTTGGCGCGGGTTGCCACTACGAAGTCATCCACGCCGAAACCATAAATGTCGCGGGTTTCCCACTGGTCGTTCAGCGCATTGTAGAGGAAGACGCCGTTGTTGTTGTCTGCACCGGCGAGAGGGACGGCGAGGTAGTAGCGGTTGGAATACCAAAGACCGACCGAGTTCTTGAGCAGGGTCGCGTTGAGGTCGTCGAGCTGGTTGGCAATAGGGTCGCTGAGAGGCTTGGTGTCGCCGCGAAGTTTAAGGTCGAGGCGGCTGTCCAAGCGGTAGACGCCGGAGTCGCTCAGGAAATAGACGAACTGCCCCGCTGTAGCGATGGAGCGGCGGGCCGCGCAGCCGACCTCATCGGTGAGGAGCGTGAGCTTACTGAGTGCCGTGTCGATGGCCGTAGAGGCGCCGTCCACGCTGGCGAACTGATTGACCTCCGCGAGCCAGATGGACTTTCTACAAAAGACGAGGAAGCTGTTCTCCACCCACGGATGCACCGCGACAACGAAGTCATTGCTGCCCGCACCGGCGCGGAAGGACTGCCAATACGGATCGTAGGTGTTGGCGTCGAGGATGTCCGAGATGAGCACGTTGTTCTTACCGTCAGGAAGCACCAGCCGGTTGTTGACGTAGGTGCCCCAAGGCGTCGAGCGCATGGTCTTGAAGGTCGCGGACATTCCGGTGGGCACGCCTGCGGGGCTGCGGACAAAGGAGGTTGCGATGCCGTCCCAGTAAAGCGGCGCCTTCACGCGGCGGATGGTTCGGCCACTGGTCGTGGCGTCGGTCGCGGTGCCGGACGGCACGGTGATGGTAAAGCTGTTGGTGGAGGACGTGGCGATGTCGTATTCCACGCCGTCAAAGGCCGCGACATTGCTCCCCTCGATGCGCACGCGGGCGCCAGCGGGGAAGCCGTGGCCGGTCAGGTTGACGGTCGCCGTAGTGGACGCCACCGTGATGCCGCCGGTGGTCACGTTCTTGATCACCCAGCCCGGACGCGAGGCATCGGCTTCGCGGAACAAATAGAGGCGGTCGTTGGCCTGCACCATGCTAACCGTATCGGTCGGCTCAATGACCTCGTCCGGTGATGTCGGGTAGCCCAGTTCTTGAGGCAGCACGCTGATGACGATTGTGTCGCCGTTCTCGTCTACGATCTCCTCGCTGCCCTGCGAGACGGCAGTGACCAGAAAGCCGCCCGCCCAGACACCGGCGAAGGATTGGTTGTCGTCCAGCAGGATCGTGTAGGCACGGTCGCCGCCCGCCAGCACAACGATCTCCGCGCTCTGAACCTGATCGGGCGAGCGGTAGACGCTGGCCGCGAAGATGCCGCCGGAGTAAACGCTTTGCACCACCGGCGCGTTGGGCGCAGGGTTGAGCACAAAGGGAACCGTGAGCGGCGATGAGGCCACGCTGATGGCATCCGCCATGCGCTTGGCACCCTTGCGCGTCACCGCCACTCCGCGATCCAGCCGCATGTTCTCCGAGAGCTGGAGCATGCCAGCAGGCAAGGCAACCGGATTGATGCGCGAGGCATAGCCTGCGAATCCGGCGTCACCGTCTCTGAGGATGGGGCTTTCTAGGGGCATTTAGCGAAAGACGGAAACGCAGCAGCTTGCGATGTCGTTGGTCATCGCTTGGTTAGCGCCATTGTCTGTTACGACACGAAGCGCCGTTGTCGTTGGCGCGACAGACTGTTTTGCCGATAATGAAGGAACCCCAATCGCGCTGTCGGCTCCGGCGCCAAACGTAAAACAATAGTTTGCGTCAGGCAGCGCGGTCGTGAAAGTAATGGTGTAATCACCGGTGCCATTTTTTAGCACGCTGGACACATTCCCGCTGGCGCGAATCTTTACGTTGGCGCCGTTGGTCGAAGCTCCAGTGTCCGCCTCGTTGCGCGTTCCATCAAAGTTGACCCAAGCACGGCAGCCATAGATCGGCGCCGAGCCTGTTTGCGCCCCGCTCAACTTGGCTGCGGTGACATTCGCATCTGTAATCATCGCCGTGACAACCTTGCTGCTACCAATAGCCGTCACACCAGCATTGCTGATCGTTACATCACCAGTCACCGCCACCTTGGTCGCCACGTTGCTGCCGTTGCCGACAAGGATGTTGGCGCTGTCCAAGGACGCGAGCTTACTGAAGGCAATCGCCGCCGCCGCATCAATGTCCGCATTGACCAGCCCGCCGCGCACTACGGAGGCGGCGACACGCTTGGTCAGTCCACTCTGCTCGATGACGAACTCGTCGCCGGATGCGAGGGTGGTGGCTTGGGTTAGTTGTCCGATTGTCTTGGCCATAGTGTTTTAGGATTTGCTGGTTAAAACGTAAGAAAGGGTTTTCGCGTTGTTGCGCTTCATCTCCGACTGCACGGTGGCGATCAGGGAATCCCATTGCCCGCCGGCGCGCGGGACCGTCTGACAGCCCTCCGAGGATGTCGTGCGGCCGGCGGCGTGGATGTTTATTCCGAAAAACCCAGTCTCTTCCTTGTCGCCGCGATGCACTGTCACCGGACCCGCCTGCACTAGTGCCGTGTAAGGGTTGCCGGTGCGCAGGCCGTGCTTGCCGATCTTGTAGCGATATACGCCAGCCTTGAGCTGCGCCATTGGCTTGCGGACCTTCGGGTTCCATCCAAGCCGCGTCGGGTCCACGTTGGCGTTCCATGCAACGTGAGCATTCGGGGAGATCAAAATGATGGCGTCATCGAAAAGTCCGACATCGTTTTTGCCTTTCGCGCCCATGCTATCGCGGTAGTAGCCGCGAATGCCGACCAAGCACACCGGATCACTGACACCGGCGCTCTTTAGCTGGCGCTCAGTGTCGATCCGCTTTTGTTGTGGTCGGTTCTTTGGGATCATCGCGGGTTAGCGAGTTCGGCGGCGGCGGCTTCGACGGTCACGGGGCCGACATAGCCGTCGAGCTTGAGGTGCTGACCGCGTCCGTGTGTGTTGAGAAGCGCTTGGATCTGGCGGCCGTAGTCTTTGAGGATGTTCGCGGGCAGCTTGGTGACGATCACGTCGATGATGCCCCAAATGACACCGGCAACTACCGCCTCGTTGAGACCAAGAGCGCGGACATCGAAGCCGCTTTTGGTGGCGAGGTAGGTGATAGCAGCAGCAGCGGCAGCCGTGACGAGCTTTTGCAGGATCGGGCCGCCGCGACTAAGCAGCAGGCGGACGAGTTGGCGTTCTACGAATGACTTCATTGTTCGGGCTTTCTCCACTCCTTGTAGGAGTTGTAGAGGTTCGTGATATTGGGAACGTAGGTGATCATCACCTTGATCGACCCCCAGTCGCCCGCCTGCGTCTTCTCGCCGTCCATCGGCGGAAGAGGAATGGTTACGCACCCACCAAGGATGAGTGCGACGGCCATTGCTGCGGCGAACTGCGGGCGGCATTTCATTAGAGTCGGGCGTTGTTGTCCTTGGCCTGCACCAAGCCCCATCCGGCGAGGATCGAGGTGACGATAAGTCCGAGGTCTGGCAGTGCGTCGGTTGCGAGGTATTCTTTCGCTCCGGTGGCGACGGCGATGATGATGGTCAGGATGCCGATGGTAGTTGTTTTCCAGTTTCTCATTTGTCTGCTTTCTGTTTCTTGCGGAGGTCGTGAAGGACCGAAATTAAAGTGACGACACCGACCGCGAGACCGACGCAAAGGCCGGCGACTCGGAGGTAGACTTCAAGCTGCGAAACCAGCGAGACAGCCGCCGAGCCGATGCTGGCAAACGTCCCCAGCGCCCCGCGCTCGACCGTGCTCATATGGCTATGCAGCAGACTCATGGCTATTTGCGGTAGGCGATGACCGTGCCGCTGTGCAGCTTGATGGCGCTGAAGAAGCCGTCGAGGGTCGTGCCAGCCTTGATGAGCGCGGCGCTGGCCTCGGTGGCGTTCGC